GAGGAAGAAGTAACAAACATAATTAATTTTATACCAGGGGAAAGTATCACAGATATTTTGCATAAAATATTAGCTATGTCTCCCGAAGCACGATCTCGATTTAGCAGAAAGCAGAAGCCCGATGACATCGACGATCAATCAGTCAGAAAAGATCAGGCATTTATTCAGAGACTAAAAGTTAATGCTGGTATAGAAGAACTAGGTTTTGATAAACGCACAAATATGGCAGCATATAAAATTATATACAGGCCTGTGCTGTATAGAACAATAGCGACAAATCAGTTTGTGATCCCTGAGGAAAATGATAATCTATCACCCGAGGAAGTTACATCAAGATTAAAACAATTAGTTGGAAGTGGAAATATCAGAAAAGGATATCAATACATATTTACGGGAATGAACGATCAAATAATAGATTTAAGCATTAACTATGATGATGCGATGCCAGTAATTATGACACCCAGACGGGGACTTGTGGGCACAGCAGACGCAGCATCAGCCAAGGAAAAAACAGATAATGTTGAAAAAAACGAGGATACTACATTAGGTGGATTGCTTGACAGTCTGAGCAAAGGTTTTGAAGCCCTAGCAAAAGATACTATTAACAATCTATTTTCGGGTGACTTCTCAGGTTTGCAGGGTGGTCTGGATAGTCTTGTGAGTACGTTAAGCGATCAGGGTTTTAATAATACACAGTTAGCACAGCTACAACAAGCCATTGAAACTGGCGCACAGTCAGAAGTTAATCAATTTTTAGATACCATAGACAGTGCTACTTTAAGAAATATAGCTACTAATTTAGTTATTAATCCTCCAAGTCTGACCGAAGGTCCCCCGACAGACTACGATCCACGCCAAAGTGGCTTTCTATATAGCGAAGACTTTTTTGCAGTGGATCAGACAAGCGGTATTGACGTGGGAGATTTAAAAACATTGGGATTTCTGACAGATGCATCCAGATCAAGCACTACAAATCAACTAGAAACGCAACAAAAGGAAACAGACACCCCTGTGCCGAATCCTGTGGAAGGAGTTACAGTCGATCTAAACAAAGCACAATCGAACACAATATTTGGACAATTAGTTAGCCAATCTCAGGCAGCCGCCTTTATGCAAGAGGTGCAAATGACAATCAGAGGGGATCCGTGGTATCTGGGTTATGATACAAGCCAAGGTCAAAACAACAATGATCAGTCTGGACAAAGTAGTGACGAAAGTCATGAAAGCAGTCAGCCGGATTATGCTTATTTTGGTGGAGATGATAATTATTTTTTCCTAGAGATTGCGGCGCCCAGACCATGGGATTTTGATTACCGCGATGAGGATAGTTTATTAAACACAGGGTACTGGATGAATACAAACACTAGCTTTGCATTTACAGGAGTGTACCATATACTTCAGGTAAATCACAATTTTGCAGGTGGCAAGTATACAATTGATTTAAATGGTGTAAAAGAAAATTCCATTGCATCTGATAAGTTAGAGAAACAGCAGCCCGGAGATGAGTCTGGGGATGAGTCTGGAGATGAGGAATAATGGTATCGCCCAATAATATAAGCAATAAAAATCCTTATATCAGAGATTATTTGACAAAAACAAATAAATTGCTGGGCATATACACTGGATTTACCAGAGACCACAAGGATGAAGCACAATTACGGGGTAGAATAGCTGTGTTTATACCAGCTTTTTTTGATAGCAGTGATGCTGAGGATGTGAGCTCAAACTGGTTTAATTGTGAGTGGGCTAGCCCCTTCTGGGGCCAGACATTCAGAGGAATTCGTGGCAAGGACGAAAAAAACTACACAAATTCACAAAGCACTTATGGCATGTGGATGATACCTCCTGATCCTGGCACTGAGGTCATAGTAAGCTTTAAAGATGGTAACATCAAGACCCCAGTAATTGTGGGTTGCCCTATTAATAATCAGTATAATTATAGTGTGCCAGGCTATCCAGGTGGTGTTAGCTATGGTGATCCTGCTGTAAATGCGCCAGTCACAGAAAAAAATCTTAACGCTGACCCTGGTAAACATGGAGCTAATGTTCCCAGGCCAATGCATGCTGACATTGCTGAACAAATTACACAACAAGGACTCATAAACGATAATATCCGTGGTGCTGGTAAATCAGGTGCTCGCAGAGAGTCCCCTAGCAGAGTGTTTGGCATCCAGACACCCGGAGACTGGGACAATAAAGAACCAGCAGAGGGCGAGGGTAAAGTCAGAAAAGCTGGGCATCAGTTTGTCATGGATGATTTAAACGGTTCCAGAATGATCAGACTCAGATCAGGTGGTGGCAACCAAATACTCCTGAGTGATGACACCAAGAGCATTTATTGTATTAATTCCAGAGGCGAAGTTTGGTGGGAAATGGACAACAGTGGTAACTTTAGCTTATATGCTAAGCGCGGCATAAGCATGAGAACTCAGGGGGATTTCAACCTCAGAGCTGATGGCAGTGTTAACATAGAGGGCGGCGGTGATGTTAACATAAAAGCTGCAGGAGACATGCGAGCTAGTCAGTATGTGGGCGGCGCCATACAGGAAGCACTGGGCGCATTTGGTATACCCACATTAGGCAATGGTGGCAGAGTAAACATCACTGGCAAACAAAGCCTGCAGTTATATGGTGATAGAAATGTTAGGATAACATCAGGCGGCGGTGACACAGACATCAATGCTGGGGGTGTACTAAATTTGCAGGGCAATGGTATAAGTCCTTTGAATGGCGCAGCTGTAAACATAAGTGCCCCATCTGGTCTTGGTAGTGTGCTAATACATGCTAGCACTAACGTGCAACTACAGGGAATGTTTTTGGAACTAGCGTCACCATTAATTAGTGCAGGTGGAGGGATAATAAATTTAAACACCAAACCTCCCATCCCTTTGCCACCAGGCATAGCATTACCAGCATTTAAACTTCCTGGTAAACCTTTACAGGATGTCGATGAAAAACTTGTGCCGTTCAGTCGCGCAGCAGCTAAACAGGGTGCCAGCGCTTTCCCCACACAGGGCAAGAGGGACGGATTAGCATTAGATGTGTATACCATTTGCACAAAGTTAATTACAGCAGAGCCATATATTGGTCATTCCCAGGCAAGCCCCATAAGTAAAGCAAGCGATCCAGACTTCCTGTCAAGCATAGTGGACAGCCTGCCCCCTGGTAGTTCAGGAGACCCGGCTAACCCAGCACCTGGCGACGTAGTAGTTACAGATCCTGACACCGGTAATAGCGTGGTTAAGAAAGGCATAGGTTATGTAAATGAAGCAGGTGAAAAAATGGCTAGCGCCCAGGACCAAATCAAGGGAGCATATGATGAAGCAAAGGGTGAATTTGATCAAGCAACCGCAGGAATCCAGGCAGAAATAGACGCTGTTAAAGCAGACCTTGCTGAACAATTTCCTGAGTATGAACAATATGCCGATGCTTTTAACAATCTGGGATCTTTACTAGATGGTGACCTCAGTGCTATTCAAAGAATAGAAATTTTGATAGGAATGCTGGGTGCAGTTATACCACCCATACGTTTTCCCACTAGCAATCAATTAGAAGAAGATATTGTGGGTTTAAACAGTAAATTAAGTGAATTTGAAGCTAAACTAGCAGAGTATGGCATTGATGCTGATCAGCTCATGGCAGACTTGCTTACTGGCAATATTGCTGGATTGAAAGCGCAAGCCATGGGAGCATTCAACGAAGCAGTATCACAGGGTCTTAATAACTCTGAACTCACAGCTAAAATGAAGGAGCAGGGTTTAGATATTTCCGGACTTGATCCCACTGATCCCATGTTCCCCAGTATTGCAGTTACAGACAAAGATGGAAACACCTTTGTGGACTTTAGCAATGGTATGAGTGATCCAGCGGCAGCTCTCCTAGCTGGTGCAAAATTAAACACTGAATTTGCAAAAATTGAGCAGGAAATAAGCAACGTTACAAATCAAATGGGAGATACTCAAAAATCAGGAATACTAAGTTTTGCTGATGGATTGGGTGGCTCAGAAAAATTTATGGATAGTAACGTGGGACAGCAACTTAAAAAAGCAGACAGCCTATTTGCTATAGCAAAAAATGAGGATGGTAGTGCATCACAAAAATCTGCAGCTTTAAATGCCGCCACAGGCATCATGGCAGACGTGCCCAGATTGATGTCGGGCTGGGTAACCTCCTCAGAAATTCCCGGCGGTAAAAAGACGTACAAAAGAGATTTGGCTGCTAGAAGAGCCGTGGAAGTTGAATTAATTACAGCAACCGATGATATGAATCTCAAAAGTATTTTAAATGAAAGTACTCCTGGCGGTGAAAATTATGGTACATTGTTACAAAAAATCAGAGCTGCTAAAAAGGAATATTTTGAAAACCGGCAGCCCAGGGGTTAATCCACATATCTAGGGAAGTCTGTCAAGTGTACCACCCAGAGAATGTATTTCATCACAGAGCTGACTAATTCTAGCCATTAACTCATAATTTTGTTTTGTAATTTCTCTGATATCATGCTCAAGTGACTGTATTTTCATTTGTTTAATTTCCAGACTCCTGCGCAATAATTCAGGATCATCAGAATTAATCATATGTAATCCTTGATATTAAATCTCTGACTTTATCACTCTGCAGTATTTCAGTGTGACTGAGATTAATAAATTCGTTTTGTGTTTTTGCGAAACCCAAGGGTACCCCTATCTGACTTTCCACTGTCACAGTACCATCGTTGTCACGTGCTCCCCAGGCTGCAACTTCATTGCCGCCTCCCACAGTTACAATATTGGTGTGGGGCCTGAGAAATGTTTTTTCCTGCAAAAATTCTAAGAATTCGCTTCCAGGATTCATGTGCTGAAAAAGATTGTTGTTGCGAAATACCAGCTTCAACCATCTGGCAAAAGGGGATCCCTGCCAGGGGGCACTAATAGTCACTAAGTGATCCACTGCTATTAATCCACTAGCACAAATCCAACCTCCCAGTACTCCTCCCAAACTATGACCCACATAAGTAACACTCTGATCATTAAACTCATGATTTACTTGTGTGCATATGGAATCTATAATTTCAAAAGGATCTGTCAGATTTATATCATAGTGTGGTCTAAAAATTTTTAGTCCACCGGGCAGATTTTGGCTGATATAATTCCAGCCTGCAGGAGATCCACCTGCCCCGTGAACTAAAACCAGATTAGGCATTGCTAATCATTTCTTCCATTTGTGCGATCTCTGGTATTGTATTGCTGGCGTTGTAGCGAAAATTTCCAGTGAGATTAATAGTATCAAACAAAGCATACTTCTTGCTTACTTTGTCATAGATACCAAAACTCAGATATTTTCCACGACTGTCAAAACATCTCACAAAGCGATCGCCTTTTTTGCGATTGGTTTGTTCTGCTTTAGCCCAAATCAAATCAAAAGACTTTACTATCTTACGCATAATACTGTCTCCTATGCGTGGTTAATGTTACACGATAATGAATATCGCAACCCAGGTTTATGATAACACAGATGTATTTATTTTGTCAAGTAATTAAAACTACACTTATTAAATCAGATAAATATCGGTCATGGTAGCAAAGTTTAAAGGATTTAGTACAGTTGACCGTATCAGAGCACCCTATACTCTGGAAGGCAGAGATCTTGTGAAACGAGATTTACTAAACACTTTTTACACCAAAAAGGGCGAAAGATTAATGAGACCAAACTATGGTAGTGTTATATGGGATTTGTTAATGAATCCCGACGACACTGCTACAGAAAAGGAAATCAGAGATGATGTTGATAGAATTATTGATTCAGATCCCAGGGTGGACTTGCTTGATACAGTAATAATTTACATGGATCATACCATCAGAATAGAAATAAATTTAAAATATGTATTGCTAAATGATTCAGACACATTATATTTGGAGTATACCAGGGATATCGAGGGCGAGTAATGGGAAGTGTAACAAGACAAGAAAATTTATTTGCGGCTGAAAGCTGGAAGGTAGCATACAAAGCCTATCAGAACATCAGTTATCAGGCCTATGATTATGATACTATTCGCGCAGCTTTGGTGGAATACGTCAAAGTAAATTTTCCAGAGAATTTTAACGACTACATAGAAAGTTCAGAATTTATTGCTATTATAGAATTGCTTGCTTATTTGTCCCAGAGTTTGGCATTCAGAATGGATATCAATACCAGAGAGAATTTTTTAGAAACCGCAGAACGTCGTGATAGCGTTTTTAAACTAGCGCGCATGTTGGGATATACGCCCAGTAGAAATTATACAGCTAGTGGAGTAGTAAAGATTGTTAGTGTCAAGACCAACGAGCCTCTGACAGACAGCCAGGGCACCGACATCAATAATCAGGAAGTATTCTGGGACGATGCCAACAATGCACAAAGCTATGAACAATTTATCAGCATACTCAACAGCGCAATGAGCAACGTAAATAGATTCACATCGCCGATCAAAACTGGCCGCGTGGGAGATATATTAACAGAACTTTATCAGTTGAATACACCACTTAGCGCACCCATAGCATATCAATATAGCGCCACTATTGCAGGTGATTCAAAGCCTTTTAATATTGTAAATCCAGACTTTGTGGACAATGGTGCAATTTTCGAGAGGCATCCAGATCCTGCTAGCTTGTTTAATTTAATATACAGAAACGATGGCAATGGTTTGGGCAGCAAGGACACTGGGTTTTTCCTGACTTTCCATCAGGGAAACTTAGCATATCAAGATTTTAATTTTACCACTGCTATTGCAAGCCGCACACAGG